CGATGGGCGTTTTTTTTTATATGAGTATAGGTTGGATTAAAGTTCACAGAAAATTAAAGGAGCACTGGATATGGTCTGACCCTATTAAGTTCCAATGGTGGTTAATTATGCTTTTAGAGGTTAACCATAAGCCAAACAAAATCAATCTGGGGTTTTCCCTTTATGAAGTCAAAAGAGGCCAATCCGCAAGGAGTTTGCGCACATGGTCTGACTTGTTTAATAGCAATACAAAATCGGTTTCTTTGTTTTTTTCTATGCTTGAAAAGGACGGCATGATTACTAAAGAAATTATTGGAAAAGGGAAACAAAGCACAACGCTTATAAACATTACAAAATATGAGTGTTACCAAGGTACTGACGAAACGCAAGAGACTACGCAAGAGCATACGCAAGAGAAACGCAATCGACTACGTGAGAGGGATACAAACAAGAATGATAAGAATATTAAGAATGATAATAATGATAAGAAGAGTTCCAATTCTGTCGAATTGACTCCCACTAAAAAACATTCATTTGAGAACTCTATTTATTTTGAAAAAAAAATATTTAAAGAGGCGTTCCCAGATTGGGAACGTGAAAAACTCGCTAAGTATTATGAAAGCGCTTTGCTATATTCGCAGTCCAAAGGCGTAAAATATCTAAACTGGGCGGCTGCCATCAAAAATTGGGAAAAAAGGGACAATCAAACTATAAAAAATGGAAAATCAGAATTTGAAAAGAACAGAAATGCAGTTGAGCAACGCATTAGACAAGCCGACCAGTACATCGCCGAAGTTGTATTCGGGAACAATCAAAGAATTGATAACGAGCAGTCCGACTCCATTGGCATCGATTAGAAAAGAGCAGGGCGATGGCTTTGTCTCAAAAGTAATTGAGCGCACAATCGATGGCTTAATCGTTTCTTTAAACGTTTCTAAGAACATGAGCGAAAGCCAGATTGCTGAGGCAGCGCAAATGGTTTATTCGGAATATTACTATTGGTCTATTCAGCATATCGTCATGGCATTTAACAACTTTAAAATGGGCAAATATCCAGAAATTGAGTTGTTTCATTCATTTGACATTACAACTATTTTTAAAATTTTGCATAGATTTGAAAACGATTTAAAAAAGGCAAAGGAGTTAGTTGAGTCAGAGGCTATTCAAGAAAAATATAAGAAGTGGGAACAAAGCTATCTGGACAATAAGCCATCGGATGAAATAATTGAGCAAGTCAAAGCCATCACAACCAAAATAATGGACAAAAAAGAATATAAGAAAGCACCAGAGCCGAAAGAATGGTCGAGAACACGTGAATTGCTTGCCGAGTTCGACGAACTATGGCGAAGTGAGCCAAGTAGTGGTGCGGTGCGAGTTATTAGCGTAGAGGGGCGCAAATTGACTCAGTCTGAATATTTAGTTTATAGAGTAAACAAAGAAAATGGCGAATCCTAATTACTACGAATTGATTTGTCAAATGGGGCATGTGATTAAGCATATCAAAATTATGGCCACTCACGATGACTGGGAGCAATACGATAGGCGAATCAAAAGAGAGTTATTTGGCAAAGGCAAAGAGACTCCATTTAAAATATTAAATAGCAAAATAATTAACCAAAATTTAGGACTATGAGTATATTTTTTATAATTTTAGCAGCAATGTGCAACGCTTTGATGGACACTTTGTCAACCAGATACGATGTTTCTATATTTAGAAACTTTAAACACCAACAATTCTGGGATTGGCGCATTAGTTGGAAAAACAAATGGAAACATGGAGACATTCGCAACGGCGAAAGGTTCTTTTTGTCAAGCACTATGCTATCTGCTTTGACAGATGGATGGCATTTGGCAAAAGGATTAATGCTTGGCTTTATATCTTTGGCCGTTGTTATGTACGTTCCAACGTACGGCATTCTGGACGCTTGCATCTTTTGCATTGTTTGGGGAATCACATTTGAGTTTAGTTACAATAAACTATTTAAGGCATGAATCAATTAAAAATGTATAGGTGCATAAGGCTTTTGGAATACTTGCAGGACAAGTCAAGAAACATTCACACAATAGCAAGGTATTTAGAAGTAACAACCAGAACAGCATATCGGTATTTAAAATTATACGAAGCACTGGGATACGTTGTAAAAAAAGACATGTTTAACAAAGTAAAATTAATCAAACCATGATAAAATTAAAAGAGGCAGCATTATTATTTATTATACAATTGTTTCTTTATGGACTATTGTGCATTAATTATAGAGCGGTTGCACTTGCTCATTATCATGAAGCAGCCATTTCAGATTTTACCATTGCGTCAATGAATTTTTTTGTTATTCGTAAAATTGCAAAAGGCGAAGACGCATTGCATCAGTGGGTTGGTTATGTTTTAGGGTCTGTTGCAGGTTCTTATATTGGAATTTATTTATCAATTTTATTAAATAGCTAATGAGCGACATCAATCCAGACTATTATAAAAAAGGCGATAAGCAAGTATTTGAAATGATGCTTGACATCTGGGGCGTTGAGAAATACATTGCGTTTTGTGAAATGAACGCCTTTAAATACAGAATGCGACTTGGCGACAAACCAGACCAACCAGTTGAAAGGGATTTGGCCAAAGCTAAATGGTATGAAACAATGGCTAAAAAGCTGAGAGCAGAGAACAAAAAAGAGAATCCAATCACTAACAGACTTGGAGCATTTGATTTTTAAACTAAAACTAAATATAAAACTATGGATTACAGATTAGACTTGCACAATGCAGTTGACAAATTTGAGGAGCAAATGACAGAAGACGATGCGCTATTTATTATTTGCCACAATTCAAAACAAGGCGATTTGCTTTTGGGATTGAATGGCGATGTTAATATTATTTCTTCAGTTTTGGCAAACGATTATGGGTATGTTAATATCGAAAATAAAAACCAAGAAGTAAAGTATAAAAAAACACAAGCAATGGTTTTAAATATGGCAATTAACATTTTAAGAGTAGATAAAGATTTGCGAAAAAAATTCAATATTGCAGTTAATGCGCTTTAAGTGCAAGTAATGCAACAAGTGCAAAGTGCAACAAGTGCAACAAATGCAAGGTGCAAATCATTTAATAAATAAAATTATGAGACTAATAAAATCCCTTTTTAATCTATTTAAACCTAAAGTAAAGCCACCAACAAACAATCCAGAGTTTGAACAAGTTGAATGGGCATTCCAATTTAATAACGATGAACCATGTTTGTTCATGAAAGCAAACAACAAAGAAAAGTGTTTGAAAGTTATTGTCAGAAACAAGCTAAATTCAAAATATGTTTTTAACGATGGCAAAGGAAATCAGTTTAAAATATTTGCAAGGCAAAGAACAGACAATTAACACTTGAAAAATAAAAGTCCAGTTTTTTAACGATTTAACTGGACAAAGTGCATGAAACGTTACTAAAAAAACATGCAAACATTTAACAAGGCTAAAAATAACATTTAACATTTGTGGCTCAAAAGTGAGCCGCATTTATACGAATTAATACGAATAATGAGCCACAAAAAACAATGCAAAAGCATATAAAAGTTTATTTCAACCATTACGGCTTAGATGAGCATTCGTTTATTGCCTGCGAAGTATGCAAAGCAAAAGCGGTTGACATCCATCACATTGTTTTTAGGTCTAAGTTTGGCAAGAAGACCAAAGACCAACAAGACGCAATTGAAAACTTAATTGCACTATGCAGGGAATGCCACAACAAAGCACACGACAACAAACTCACAAAAGAATGGCTATTGGAATTGCACACATCAAACCTTTAAGCGTTAACAAAGCATGGCAAGGGAAACGATTTAAGTCTCCAGACTACAAAGTTTATGAGAAACAAATGCTTTTGACACTAAAGCCAATGCAACTGCCAAAGCCGCCATACCAAATAGACTTTGAGTTTGGATTTAGCAACAAAGCATCGGACATAGACAATCCAATGAAACCATTTTTGGATATATTGCAAAAAAAGTATAATTTTGATGACGCAGAAGTCTATAAAATAG